CCGAAGACAGCATGTGCGGTTACTGTGGAATGTGGGTCATAACCCTGCCGGAATGCATCAAGATATTTTAAGCTGTTCCAACGACTCGCAGCAATGCGAAGCTCAAGCTGGTCGGCATCCGCCCCAACGAGCACATGACCAGGCGCAGCCGTGATCATACTTCTAAGTCCGCCTGGAAAGTTCTGTGCATTGATGGGTTTAGAGCTACTCAAGCGACCCGACGTAGTAATGTGTGCATTGTATCCGGGATACATCCTACCGGTTCGAGGGTTAACAATACCAAGTTTCTTGACACCATAGCGTTCACGCCACTCCTTTTCCATCCATGCATCACCTTCGTCCCAACCTCCCCATGCTTCCTCGTTGTTGTACCGAAGCTTCGTGACATAGGTACCAAGCAATTTCTGAACGCGGCGGTAGTACCGAATCTCACTTATGGCTGCACGTTGCTCTTTTGTTAGTCTCACTGTTAGCAATGCACGTAAAACATGATCCGATGTGGAAGGATCACCTGCTTTCGTCAAACGATCCTTGTCATCCAACGGGACGTCCAATCTCCACCTTTCAAAAAGGAGATCACGCAACTGCATGGTTGAGCCGGGGTTAAGATTCTTAATCTCTGTCATGTCCCGAATCTTGATTCGCCGTTCGTGGATTTCCTTCAGGAACTTCTTTTCATACTCCAGACGCTTCACCTGATCGACATACATGCCAACAGTATGCATTTCCGCACAAATCTTCTGCAACTTGTGATCACACTCCATAAGCTTGGTCTGATCGCGCAACTGTACCTTTGTTATAAGAGGTGGCAATACCTCGGCGGTGACCGCAACATCATATGCACAGTATTCGTGCAGTTCAAAGTCGGTCTCACTCCCAAAAGCCTTCTTCCGGCCTTCTCTGTCAGTCTTCCAGCTGGGCGCTTCTGTGTAAACTGACCCAACAAATCCCAAATTGTGAGGAAGCTCACTTTCCACCAGACGATGTACGAGCATGGTGTCAATCAGGGGCCTGACTTCTATTCCAAGCTGTTCACGCATTACTATATAGTCATAGTAGCCCGCATTATGCCCAGACTTTAACTTCGTCTCATCTTCAAAAAACTCCTTGAGGACAGCAATGACCTTTGTCATCTCGTCAGGAGAATAGAAAAGAGCTTTTCCATCTACACCCAGCGTCCCAATTACAACTACCGTTTTAGGTGTACCAATGGCAATGCAGCGAAGATTCGCGGTCAGGCACTCAATACCATCGGTCTCAACATCGTAAGACCAATAAGGCACGTCTGAATTGCTAAGAAACTTCCTCAGCTCTTCGGCAGTTGGGTGATACCATACCTGTGGTTTCTCCCAGTGCAACTCCCCTCTAAACCATTTGGCAGCACGGTAGATATCCTGCCTCCAGACATGGAGCCATCGCTTGTTCTTGGACATGAAACCAGGATGAAAGGTTGGCATGACCTTTATCATACGACCATGCTTCTCGATTTCTGTTGGCGCACCACGCAGGGACATTATTGTAGCCGACTTGTGGATAACGGATTTGGCCGCCACTGTACCACAGGCAATGATCTGAGTGAAAGGAGCCAGTTCAAGCCTCAATCGAGGGGCACAGCATTCAAAAGGAGAAGGAACAAGAGGAACTGGTTCCAATCCCTCTTCTTTCAGCCTTTTGTTTTCCTTGGCAAGCTTCTTGTTCCGCTTCTTGACACTAACCAGAAACCTATCCATGCGTCCTTCGGGAGGAGCGCAAAGGACAGTCATCGTCCAGTGAACATGGCCTCGCGGGAGCCCTTCCGAGTCAAGGTAGCGTGTAAATTCATTCCCGGCTGGCCCCATGAACGGACGCTCTTCCTTCACTTCATACTCCATGGGAAAGTCCCCAACGACCGCCACCGTGGCATTGCGATTGGCCTCCGGAGGAATGAAAGGTGCATTTCGCAACGGACACACCGAACACCGCGCTCCTTCACATTTGGGGGAACTGGTTTCCAATGCAGTGCCCGTGGCACCTATTTCAATGAGCGAGGTGTCCGCCATTCGTGGCCTCCGTACTGCGATCCATATTGATTCATATAATAGTCTCGGGCTGCACGGGCAGCTCCTTGGGCCGATGAGAACGATGGGGGACTCTGATGATAGGAGATCTTCTTGATCCCCTGCCGTCCAATGAACCACCCGGTTAGATTGTCTTCATTCCCATGTACCCATTCTCGTACCCGATACTTGCCTTTCAAATTATCCATACGAAATTCGATGGCCGGTCCTCCACTCTTATGGTTGGCAACGACAAAAATCTGTACGCCACCACTTTGCTGCCACTTGCATGGATCAGCAATCTCCTTTATTTTCTTCATTTGCTCGTTCCTAAGCTATTGCCAACTCTCCATTACAGGAACGCTGAACAATGCTACAAAATATTTCTGTTTCGATCTGATCAATTTCTTCTTCGGTGAGAATGACCCCACCCATCTTGTAGATCAGTCCTTCTGCCATCTGCGCACATGTCTCCAGATAAACGTCGAACTGCTTTTCTGATTCAATCTCTCCGAGGAGAATGGCCTCGAAGAAACCCAGTGTAAAGGGAAGTATGTCCAATTGAATAGCGCCAACATCTACAAGAATGGGCGGGTACCCATATTTTTTCCCGTAGAAGTTGGCAACCAGCTTCACTTCTCTTTTCCCTCGTCCATGGCAGCTTGTGCCAATTCCTCGAACTTCTTTCTGGCGTCTCTGGCGACAACCAGAGCCTCTTTGAAGGGACCCATCTTTCTTTCCCAGTCCTCTCCTTCAAGAAGACCAGCTTCATCAACTTCAGAAATGAAGTTAAGAAGAAGGGAAGCTTCGGCGGTTGCCTGCTCAATGGTGTGGACTACTTTCGCCAAGACAAACATGGGTAAATTTGCAATCTGATTGACATCAACACCAGAATTAAAGGCTTGTATCAGAGGCGCTTTGAGTTGATTGTGGAACTCGTCACCTGTGAGAGGGGGAAAATCCGCAATCTTAGGGGCTCCGATAAGAGTCCCACTCATGATTGGCGGTTTTTGTTGGGATTTAATCATAACTTTCCTCGTTAGTAATGTAGCCGATTTGGCTAAAAAGTGGAATGGGGTAATACATAAATAGGGCTACGAATTAAAAGACCCCGCACCCATAGGACACAGGTGCAGGGCCTTAAAACCTCTAAACGACAACGATTAGTTGTTGTTTTGCACCATGGCTCGGAGATCCGCTGCGCTCATAGAGGGAGCAGCGAAAGAAGCTGTGGGCTGAGGTGCACCGTTTGAAGGAACGGTACCCAATGACGGTGTAGACACATTACCCAATCCTTGAGATTGAGCAGGAATGGCTGCTTTTGTAGCAACGGTTCCATGTGTGGTTACAGTCTGAGTGGCCTTACGAGACTCGAAGGTAGCCTTACGGGTGTCCCAATCCTTAGGGGAAAGGAAATTGAGTTGGTCGTATCGGCTCTTGTCGTCAAGGGCGTTCTCATCCTTAGGCTTGAAGTGAACCTTGCAGGGTCGACCAACAACGTGGGCGGCCTGTAATGCGAGATTCTGGTCAAGCTGAGCAGCAGTGTATCCGCAGCTTTCAAGAAGAGCGCGCCAGAAGACACGATTGTCCTTCTGAGTAGAACCAGGCTTCATCAAGGAACCGGAACGAACGACACCTTGGAATCCAGGATCGGTGAACACGACTTTGAAAACAACGCGGTTCTCATTACGTGTCGGATCGACATAGGCTTCGGAGATGGTTCCGTTATAGTATCCTTCCACTACGGGAGGACGAAATCCAGCGGCTGCAACGCCGTTGAGGTTAATGTTGAAATTCCAATTGTTATCTTGCATATCAAACTCCATATGCTGAGTGTTAGGTTGTTAATGTGTCCATCTAAGCGATGAACTGTTTCTGTGCGGCCGTGAGGCCTCGTCTAATGACTGCTCGATCCATCGCATCGCGAAGGGTCCAACGAGCCACTCTAAAATCGACTCCCTTGTCAATAAGGGAGCGATAAAGATCGTTTGCTAGCTGGTGGTCTCGTGAACCACCCGTCTGAATCATCTGCTGGGCTGCGCCCTCTACAAATTCTTCTTGCCATTCAAGCCCCTTGAGTCGGGAAATGTCATAACCCGCTGCTCGAAGGACTTCTGCTAAATTCATGGGAAAGGTGCCAAGCTGAGTACCGATATGGGTGCGATCCTTCACAATGAAAGGAGCTTCCTTTGCATCACACTTATATACT